CAAGGGTCAGAAGGAAGATCTTCCAAATACTCTGGAGGCAATGGCTGCATATCTGGAGCAAGAAACATTGGATGTCCTTCATCCCGTAGGACTTACACAACTTACAAGAAAGTTTGGAAATAGCTTGACAGCGTCCGAACAAGTAACAGAGTTAAAAGACCTAGGAGCAAGTGATGATGATCTTGCTTCCTGCAAAAATCAAAAGCAGCGTAAAGAGCTGTTCCGTAAACTAACCAAGAATAAATATGAGTAATTTAAGCGCAGATGATGTAAGAGATAGCATACCGCTTTTCCGAAGCGGGTGTGGCGGTTCAAGTCCGACCTCTGCGCACCACCTCACAATCAATAAGTGCAAGGTTCAAAGGGCTTGTGAACTAAATGAGATTTGGCACAGTCGGTTTCCTAAAATTCACTGGAGTAATGTAGTCAGGAATAGGGATTACATTTGCTTTGTAGCGGAGTACGACGGTATTGCTTACGCCTCCGCCATATGGTCAAGTCCAGTTGCCGCTAATCGACTCAAAGAAGGTAAGACTGCACTAGAACTAAGGAGGATGGCTATAGCTGATGATGCTCCTAAGAACACCGCAAGTCGGATGATAGGAGTTATGAGGAAAATAATAAGAAAAAGATTGCCCCACATAACATTGCTTCTATCGTACCAAGATACTGAAGTACATCAAGGCACTATATACAAGGCATCGGGATGGTATTTTGCCTCTAAGAATAAGGGAACATCCTGGACTAACAATAACAGAAAGAGAAACAAGGAGCAAAGCCTCTCCGATAAGGTCAGGTGGGAATTTCGATTAAAGGACTCTCCGCAAACTAACCAAAACTAAATATGAGTAACACCAAAACAAAAGAAAGTACAATGAACATACACCAAAAACTACAAGGCATCCAGACGGAGCTTAAAGCACCTAAAGGACAGACCAACAAATTCGGAGGGTATCGCTACCGCTCCTGCGAGGACATCCTTACTGCACTGAAACCCTTACTAGCCCAGTATACTTGCACACTAGCCATCAGCGATGACATCGTCGAGGTAGGCGGTCGAGTATATGTAAAAGCTACAGCCACCTTAGCATCTACATCGAGTGAGGATGATTATACTATCAACGTAAGTGGATTCGCTCGTGAGGCTGAGACAAAGAAGGGAATGGACGATGCCCAGATTACTGGCTCCGCTTCATCCTACGCCAGAAAATATGCACTCAATGGACTCTTTGCTATTGACGACACCAAGGATCCCGATGCTACTAATGACCACGGAAAATCCGCAACTAAAAAACAAGTAACCCAATTCTAATATGAACCTACATCACGAACTACTCGACCTTATCTCAACTATCCAAGTACTGGACAAGCACTACGATGAGGCCTTTGCTGGCATCGAAGATGACCTGGCAGAACTTCGCCGATCAAACTTGTACCTTGAGGACAGAAACAAGAAGCTATCACAGAAGGTGGATGCCTTGATTGAATACCTTGAGGTAGAAATCAAATTTCCTGACACATCATTGAAGGCCGTAAAGCTGGATAAGGAAGTCAGTAATAATAACTAAACTAATAACCAATAACGAAAGTAAAGATTATGTCACAATACGATAACACTAACTCCGGTACATTCTTCGTCAATGACCGTAAAGAAAAACCAAATCATCCTGACTACAGCGGGAAGATTAACGTCGAGGGCAAGGAGTACTACCTCAAGGGCTGGAAGAAGACAGCCAAGAGTGGTACTAACTTCCTGTCCCTAGCGGTGAACCCAGTGGATGGTGCAGGCTCTGCCCCTAAAGCTGCAAGTGCGCCAACCAATGACGAAGCCCCATTCTAAGAATGTCCTCATTCGATAAGACCTGGTGGGAAACATTCCGCCAAGAGGAAGTTGTTTCCATATTGGAAATGACTGCCCACAAGAACACGGATTACACAGGAGGCGAAAGCTGCGATAACCCCTTCGCAAACTTTGACGGCTCCTCCGAGTTCGGCGTTCATCCATTGACTGGTGTTTGCATTCGAATGCAGGACAAATTCCAGAGAGCGAAGGCTTTCTGTAACGATGGTCAGCTAAAGGTAGTTACCAATGGCGACCAATCCAAGGACATATTCCGCGACCTAATTGGCTACTCGTTGATAGCCATAGGGATGCTCGAAAGAGCTGAATCCGAGTAAGTCCTTGTGCTAAGATGCTTGCCCCTTACAATCCCGTAGGGGGCAAGTAACTCTTATGATTGATAATATAACCGAAACACGCCGTAACGAAATGACTAAAATAAAAGAAGCAGCCGAAGTATCCCTCTCGATCTATAACACAATTGATGGTTATAGAATCCCGGAAGGAAACCGTGTAGCACATAAGTCCCTTGGACAGGTCCTTCGTTCTCTGGTAGAATTACTTGAAAATGAACGACCTGAATCTACAAATACACAATCAGCCACATAGTGCTGAAGCTGAGGAAAAACTAATTGCATCCTGCTTACTGCCAGGTGACACATCCATATATGATATGGTTCGTCCCCTGCTTGAGCCAGAGGATTTTTACTTATTACGCTTTAGATTACTTTACCAGACCATTGGTGACCTTGCACAGCTAAGTCAGCCAATTGATGAGGTATCAATCTCAGAGCACCTGAAGACCCTACAAGGGCTTGATGAGGTCGGGGGCATAGCAGGTATACTGTCAGTCACTGACAGCGTCACCAGCACCACCTCAGCTAAGTTCTACGCCAATATAGTAGCAGAGAAGGCAAGACTTCGTGAGATAATGAAGTCCTGCCGACTCGCTGTTGAGGAGGTTGAGAATGAAACCAAGTCCTACGACGAGATTCGCAGCACCCTTGAGGCTGAGATAACCGAGCGTCCACTCCTCACCCAAGGTAAGGCTGACATAGGTTTCTCCGCTGAAGAGCTACTGGCTGACATCGCCAAGATGCAGGCTGGTGAGTACGAGGCTGACGTTGTTAAGACTCACACCAATAACCTGGATCGCGAGTTCGGTAACCGAGGCATCGCTGCTGGTGAGGTACTGACAGTGGCTGCACCTACCTCCTGTGGTAAGTCAGCACTTGCTATGTACATCGTCTCTCAGTCCGTTGTAAAGGATGGTCACGCCTGCGGGGTGTTCTCATTGGAGATGCCGCAGAAGCAGCTCACGAAGCGACTGACGCAGGTTATATCAGGTGTGAACTTACGCAGTGTTGAGGATAGGACAGCTAGCCCAGAGCAGGAGAAGCGAGTCCACAATACCATCAACCAGCTGAAGACATTACCTATCTATACTTCTCACGCTGTTAAGAATGCCGATGATCTGTACAGTCAGACACGTCAGTTCGTACAGAAGCACGGAGTAAAGCTACTGGTGATTGATTACCTGCAACTTATTCCATTCTCCTCTAGGATGGGTAAGGCTGAGGGCATCGCTAGTATCTCTCACAAGATTAAGCAGATGGCTATTGATCTCAATATAGCTGTTATCCTACTGGCACAAGTCAACCGAGAGGGAGCCAAGGCTGGCCGACTCAAGTTGTATGACCTAAAGGATTCCGGTGACATTGAGAATGATGCTGATATTGTTCTGCTTATGTATCCGTCAAGCGGTGATGTCGAGTCCTCAAAGGACGTAGATAGCCGAGGGGCGTTCACTCGTTTAACCTATGAGATTGCTAAGAACCGTGAAGGTGAACGTGATATCGGTGGGTTATTTAAATTCTATCACTGCACAGGGAGGTTCGGACAATGACGGAGGAAGAAGTAGCACAGTACATAATGGCAGCATTCCCACGGATGCACAAGCTGACCAAAGCCGAGGACGAGTTCAGTCCTTTTGATTACGAGAGCATTGATTATCTGGTTGAGATTAAGGTACGCCGCAAGGCATATGACCCCTGGATCATCGAGCAGTTAAAGGTTGATACCAATATAGGTATCGCTGAATCAGTAAAGAAGGACTTCGTTTATGTGAACGGATTCCAGCACCTGCTGTACGCTTGGAATATATCTAAGCTAATTCGGGATGACTATGACTTCGGGTTCGAGGATCGTGAGATGCCTTGGACTACGGACTTCGATGCAGTACAAATAATAACTAAGCGCACTGGATACTTGTACAACAGTAGCGCACTAATTATCAACACGGAGGGACTATGATAACTAAAGAAACATCAAAGGATACAACAGTAAACGGAACTAAGGTAACCTGCTACTCGGATGGTAGCGTGGAGAGCCACGACAATCACAGTCGCGGGAGATCATTTGGCAGTGATGACGGACAAGGATACCGCAAGATAATGGTGAAGTATAGAGGATCATACGTTCACGAATTGATTGCAACGGCCTTTATCGGGAATAGACCAAAGAATTATGACGTTGATCACATTAACGGGGATAAGTCGGACAATAGACCATCCAACCTGCGGTACGTGACTCGATCACAGAATCTCAGGGGACACCAGAAGGTTCGAGGTAAGTCCAAGTACAGAGGTGTATCCATTGATACGTTAAACCCTAAGTTTATCGTGAGGGTGGGTCTAGGTAAAGAGAACAACTACAAGAATAAATACTTAGGATCATTTACTGACGAGAAGGATGCAGCTATTGCTCGTGATACCTTCTGCTTTGAGGAACTAGGTTACCCACTAGAAGGTTTAAATTTTCCGGAGTTATTTGTTGACAAGCAGAAGGATTCCGTACAAGTTACCAGTATGCAAAATACTGAAGAAAACATTGAGCGAGTTCAGACCCAGATTGATATGATTCGGCAGGAGTCCAGGCTTCTGTCATACCGTATTGATCGTATGACTGAACAGCGAAAAGGTCTTCAGGAAGAGAAGCGCAAGCTTAAAGATTTCCTTACGCAGGCTAGAAAGCCATAGTGTATAATGCAGTACGAGGTAAGCTGTAGGAGTAATCCGCAGCGGGGCGTCTATTACTTGTCCTTTTTAATCCCTCGTTTCGTTACGGTAGCCCCGTCCTCTGTGTATTGAGGGCGGGGCTTTTTG